TAAAAGCCTCATTACCTCTTATGTTGCCTCCAGCTTTCCATATCTCAGGAGTCTGTTCTTTTATATTTTTAGCAAAGTCAAAGTCAAATTGTGGTTCTTCGCTATTTCTAAGACTTATCTTTTTATCGTCTCCTTTGTTTGGAAAGTTAGTTTGTCTTATTTCCTCATCTAATTGTAAAGAACAGATAGCTAGTCTTTGGTCATCTTCATACTCCTCTACCATAGTAACATCAGCCATACATCTCTCAATGAACTCCTCGTTAGTTTCGTCTATATTTTTTGAAGGTATCGGCATCTATTCTTTATCCTCCTCCTCTATGTCTCCAACTGGAGCAAAATTTAACGGCATAAATAATTGGTCTCCTTCTGGACCTACTCTATTCAAGTCCTCCATTCGTCTTATCTCATTAATAGACAAAGCACCTATACTAGCCATCTCTCTATAATAACTTGCACGAGATGAACTATCTCCCCTTAGTAAAGCATTAGCATCTAACTTGATAGTGAACGAGCCAAACTCAGTCTCTCTAAATAGCTTTCTGTTAAGCTCTTGCTCTACCATTACCATATAAGGCATTAACGTAAATCTTACGAAGTCAATACTTAAAGCCTCAATAGATGAATAGTTTGCGGCTTTTTCTAAGTGACCTATCAAAGATAATGGTACTTTAAATATTCTAGCCACTTCTTCTATCTGAAAACGTCTAGTCTCTAAAAGTTGATACTTGTTAGCATCAATGTTAGTTTGCTCAAATGTCATTCCTTCTTCTAAGATAGCAGTCTTACCAGCTACAAAAGAACCAGAGTAGTTCTGATTCCAAGAGTTCTTTAATCTTGCTACAGCTTCTTTACTTAGTTTGCCAGGATGTTTAATTACTCCACCAACTTGAGCAGAATTACCTAGATAACTATTGGCTGTATCGTTAGCAGCAATAGATGTGGCGATTGTTGTGTTCTGTGCTTTTAGTACGCTAACACCCTCACAACCATTGAAAGATAAGTTGAAGAAGTGTAACATATCTTCTTTCATTACTCCTATCTCATAGTTTTTAATGTCGTAGTATATTTGACCTTCGTGCTTAATTACTTTAACATCTTCTGGATTGATAGGAATTAGATTGATTGGTCTAGCCGAACTGTCTCTCTCAATATAAAAATACGCATTCCCCTCTAGTAATAAATTAGTCATTAGAGTGTCTAGGAATGTGTATGGTGTCATATACTCGTTAGGATTGCGAGCTAGTAGTCGGTAGATTGGATGGCTAACGTCAGTAATCTTATCGTCATCATCCTCGACTCTATAAACTTTTATGGGTAGACTTGCTATTGATTCACTAATAACTCTAACACACGCAAAGACTGCACTAAATGTTAAAGATGTATCTCTATTAACTGCTGTTCTGTTGGCTGCACCATAGCCACCAAATACAGCCTTTAAAAAATTATCTCCACGCTTTTCTGAACGTAGGAAGTCAAATAGTCCCATAAATCTGTAATTACATTACAAAGATAAGAGAAATCGCAAAAGTCAAATCCACATTATACCTCTATCATCATAGGTAGATGAGTCGCTACTATCGTCATTCATATAGCATCCTAGAGCCATAACGAGAGCAACCATTCCGTCAATCTTTTCGCTTGACTTACTCTTATCCATTTTAATGTTTCCTGCTGGGTCTGTTTTCATAGCTAAGTTAGAACACATCCACCTCAACACTTTGTTACCAGCGTGGTTAATTTGTTTGCCTAGTACGAGCTTTTCTAGTTCTTTAGTTGGGGCTGACATACTAGCAAAGCCTTGACCATAGCTTTCCATTGGCAATCCATCCTCTGTCAAGTCTATAACTAATTGGCTAGAGTTCCATCTATCGTAGGCTATCGACTTAATGTTTACAACCTCAGCAACTTCTTTAATTTTTTTCTTGATGTAGTTGTAATCGGTGACATCGCCATCTGTGAGTTCGAGTAGATTCTCCTTAGACCAACCTATGTAGTCTACTTGGTCACGTCTTGAACGTATAAAAGCATTATCCTTTGGAGCAAAGAAGTAAGGAATAATTGTAAACCTATCATCTTCTGGAATGATTAAAACAAAAGCTGATATATCTCTAACACTTGCTAAGTCAAGTCCAGCGTAAGCTGTCATTCCTTTGTAATCTTCTAAGTGTATTGGTGCTTTGTTGCACTCCATCCATTGAGCATCTGAAAGCCACTTACTAGCAGATGACATCCATTGGTTGAGGTGTAACATTCTAAAAGTATTCTCATAGCTTGGTAATTTGATTGCTTTCTCTTGTTCTCTTTTAAGATAGTCTAATTTTACTACTTTAGATTCTATTCCAGGATTGGCTATTCTCAATGCTTCCTCACTTGTCCAATCTGTTTCTAAATCACAAGCGTATTTAACATAGTAGAAACTCGAATCGTCTATGATTTGTTCAGCCACTTTCCTTCCGTATTCTTCTGTCTTGTAACATATTGACTCACGATTGTAACCAGCCGTTGTAATTGCTATTGACATAGGTTGCCTCCTACTACCTACCGAAGTAGTCAAGGCATCCCATAGGCTTGAGTCTTTCTGAACAAAGAACTCATCCATACAAATAAAACTGGCATTGTAACCAAACTTAGAACTTGCCTCAGAACTTATAGCCTTGAAAGCTGAGTTGCTCTTTTCGTGGATGATAGAGTTCTTAAATACTTTGAGATTCTTGTTTAGTTGATTGTCAGCTCTTACCATTCCACTAGCTACGTCAAATATAATACCAGCTTGTTGTCTATCTCCAGCAGCTATGTAACATTCAGCAGATGGCTCGTTGTCGGCTAGTAACATATACAAAGCTATTGCACTTATCAACGTAGACTTACCGTTCTTTCTTGGTAGACAAATGTAGGCAGTTCTAAATCTTCTTAGACCACTATCTCTATACTTCCAACCAAACAAATCTCTTACTATTGTTTTTTGAAATGGCTCTAACTTAAATGGTTGTCCTCCTAGCTCTCCCTTGATGTGCTTGATATGATTCTCGATAAAAAATATACATCTTTCGGCTGCCTTGTCATCAAAGTAAAAAGTCTTATCCTCTTTAAGTTTCATCAATCAAAGAAGTTAAAATCGTCAGTCCTTTCCTCATCTTGTTCTGGCATACTAAGCGATGCTCGACTGCTGGGAGTAAATCCAAATTGCGTAGCAATTTTCATTGCGTTCTGTAAAGCGTTTTGCATTACCTTGTACTTAGGCGCAATCTTACTAGACCTTAATCGACCATCTTTGTCAACGGTCTGTTCTGTAAAGTTGCCTTGTAACTCTTGAGCTATCTCTCGGTAAATTCCTATCTCATTACAATAGGCTGCCAGGATTGATAAGTCCGTCAAGTGTAACATCTTAATATTGGCTAATTCGTTAGTTACTAAATCCCATTCATCAGCACCTTGTTGATTGAGAAAGGAGGGAGCTGAAGGCATTGAGACAACTGCCGAAGTCTCCATCTCGTTTCCCACTAGTCGAGACTTTTCAATAGTACCTTTTAGCTCCTTTACTTTTGTTGGTATTTTTTTTCTCCCTCTCATTTTATTTTTAGCTTGGCCATATAACTATTAACTTATCTTTCAAAATATTCTAGTTTGTGCTTGGTGGTTTTTTATTCTTTTGATTGCGTTGTCGTAGTATTCTTTGTCAAGTTCATAGCCAGTTAAATCGTAACCTAAATTGTGACAAGCTATTGCTATTGAGCCACTACCTAAATGAGTGTCTAGTATTTTATCTCCCTCTTTAGCGTAATTCATTAACAACCACTCGTAAAGTTTTACTGGCTTTTGTGTAGGGTGTATTTTATCTTTTCTTCCTGCTTCTTCCATAAAAGTAAAAATTTTTGCTGGCTTTCTGATATTAGTCCAAGCCTGTTCACACATAGCAAAAGTAAAGTTAAGTTTATTACTTTTATGCCAAACAATGAAATACTCGCTCGTAGGTAAGTCAAAGTTATTTCCCCCCCAAATAATTTGATTTTTACTTATCCTAAATAGTTCATCAAAATATTTTTTGTTGGGTTTTACATCCCATTTTTGTAATTTTTTTGTAGCGAATTTAGAGCAGTTTCCGTTTAAATTCTTAAAACGTTTTAAATCATAAGGAGGGTC